TGTACTGCTAACAATGTTTTGCCACTGCCAGCTTTACCTAAAACAAAATTAAATGGAGTAGTTAAAATTTTTGTTTTTGCTTGTTTTTGTTGTTCAGACAATGTTAATGAAAATGTTACTGGACCTTTTAATACAGTTTTTTGTTTGTTTTCTGTAGCCATAAATTAGTTATTATGATAGTTTAGTAAGAGTTGTTTGTAACAATTGCAAATCGTGTAAGCTTTCAATTTTGCCTAAACACATTTTACGAATCGCATACATTGAATCGAGAGGTGGATACGGCGTTAATATTTTTATTGTAATGAGTTCTTTATCATCGCCTAAATCTTGTTCGATATGAACCATTAATACCATTCGAATTGCTCGTATACGGTCTAATACATCAACGAGTCTGCCGGAATATCTAATGCGACATTGTATGGAATATTTACTTCTTTGTGTTGCCATAATATCCTGTTTAATATAAATATCTAATTATTAAGAAACTTGTATATATCCACAAAAAAAGTGTAGCCATTTCTGACTACACTTCTTGAGACATTATAAGTTAATTAATACTAGATAGTATTAACTCCCTTAACATATACTTTTCCATAAAATTCTGGTCTAACTACTTTTTTAGCGTAACGAGTCATGACCCCTTTACGCGGAGTGAAGTTAATCGGATCATATACTAATGGAGTCATGATAAGAGGTACATATGGAGAGAATACTGCACCAGTTTCTAAGAACTGAGCTCCTCTGAATCCCATAAGGATTACATTCTCTTTCATGTAAGGGTTCTTATAAACTGTGTAACGATTATTTAACGCACCAATTTTTTGAACACCAGCTGCAAATTCCATTTTAGTTCCGTCAGTATCGGCAGCAAATCCTGGAATAGATTCTAAGATTGTTGCAACATCTGGAGAAGTTACTAGGAAGTTAGCACCACCTCTAAGAGTTTTTTGGTGAATTTTATTACTAACTTTTTGCAGTTTAGTACCAAGAGTTTGGAACCAACCACCTTGCGTGTTATAGAAACCTGAGTTATCAGTTACACCACTTCTTACAAAGGTAGAACCATTCCATGTTTCATTGTTTACTGCTGACCAATACTCAGTAGTTGGAGCTGCAGAAATCAACATATCTAAAATCTCGAGATCAATTTCCATTGATACATATTCAGACAACATTGAAGTTAATTCAGCTTCAGCGTCAATTGAGTGATAAGCGTTAAGATCTTGAGCAAACTCAGGAGTCCAAACTGCTTTTAATTTACGAGTCTTAGCAACAATTGGCTCTGATTGCATTTCCAAGTTTAATTCTGGAATATCAATATCAGTTCCATTATTAATACCAGTATTGTTACCACTTCCTCTAAATGGATTCGAATCTTCGAAGTCGCCTCTAGTAATATCAGTCGGAGCAATGCTATAATTAACTTTTAAAACAGAGCTACTAATAGCAGTTTGGATACCAGCTGCTAATGAAGCAGTTACAACGAATGATGCAGTATAGTTAGCGTCAATAGTTGAAAATGCTTGAACTGGGATGATTTCTGTTGAACCAGAAATTAATGTAAATGAGCGAATTGCTAATGAATCAGCTGACGTAGGAACTGGAGTAGTTAATACGAAATATTGTGCATTGTCAAATCTGCTATCAAAATTTAATGATGCGGACGATGCAGCAACTGCAGCAGCACCAGACCCGGTAGTAGCACCAGCGGCAGACGCAGTTACGTTTGCAATTGAATAACCAAAACGACCAGCGCCATAAAGACCACCAGATGCATCACCAGTTGTACTAGTTACACCAAACATTGAATCGTCAGCATTTGGAGAACCAAAAGGTTGACCTGTTCTGCTAGAGTTATCGTCATCAAACCCAGGACGAGCTGTACCATATTTAAAATCTAAATAAAATACTAGACCCGATGGCAAGTTCATTGGTTGTACTGAAACGAATTCTTTTGCTGCAAATTCAGCAAAAATACGTCTTACTAATGGAAGAGCAACCCCTGCCCATTCTTCAGAACCTTCTGCGGTTCCGGTTTGTGAAGCTTCTTTTACAAGCTGACGTGCTTGATTTTCTAAAAGTTGCGCCATACCAGCTTTTTCAGTCTCAGTTCTAAGACCTTCTAATAAACCGGTACCTTCCCATTTTCTTACAAGCGGTTTTGCTGCAAAACTTTGGTTAGGATTTTTACTTTCTAATAGACTTGAAATATCCATTTTTTCCTTGTTGTTTTTTAAAATTAATTATTTAGTTAAACCTGCTAATTTCTTCCAGCGGTTTGCAAGCTCATTACCTTCAGTTAAAACATGTTTTGTTTTAGCCGATGGTGCTGTAGTTCGAGTTGCTTTTGAAGCATAGCTTTCTTTAACAACACGCTTTTTATTTGCTGGACGATTAAAGCTCTCAGCTAAAGTGCTGAATACTAATTTAACTTCTCTCGTATTCGATGCACGATCAAAGTTTTCAATAACTTTCATTTTCTGTACATTATTCAACTCAAAGTTGCGGAATAATTTGTTAGTGTAAAGAAGTTTAGCGTTAAGTAAATTTACTTCATTAATAACAGACTGAAGTTTTTTAATAGTGGTATACGCTTCAGTTAACTCGTCGTTAGCTTTTACGCGGTTACCAACAATTTCGTCTGCTTCGTCTGATAAAATTGATTCGATGATAGAATCAATATCTTCTTCAATCATACCATCGCCATCGTCACCAGCTGAATCTACAACTTGTTCTTCCATGTCTTCTTCATCATCTGAATACATTCCGTCTTCGAGTTCAGCAATGATTTCATCCAAGTTCATGTCTGATGCATTATAACGACCTTCTTCCATGTCAACTTCGTCATACTCAGCTTCCATTTCGTCATCGCCCATTTCTTCACCATCCATACCCTCTAATTCTTCGTCACCAACCGCACCAATTTCGCCTTCTACATCATAGTTACCATCGCTGTCTAAATCGACTGCAACTCCAATTGTTTTAGGTTTCATCATATCACCCATATCATCCATACCCATATCATCCATACCCATTTCTAAATCATCGACGTCATCTTCGTCGTCTAATTGTTCAGATAGTTTGGCAGATAGCATGCTTTGGATTCTAGGAGCAAACGCTTCTTCTAAAGCAATTTTTGCATTTGCAATTGCTGTTTCTTTTACAGCACGCGCATCGGCAATTGCTTCTTTTAGCAAATCTGATTTTGCCATTTTATTCTCCTTAATTTTGTTTTGGAAATAAGATTATTTGAAATCTTAATAGAATTTATTTAGTTTTATATTAACGTTATATTAGATTTGAATAACGTATTTATAATATATATGACATACAAAAAAAAATATGTATAAACAGTAAAAAAGTGCTAACATTTCTGCTAGCACTCGATAATTAAATGATATAAAATATAGTTTTCTTAATAATCTTGTTGTCTTGTATTTAAAAATTTAGCTCTAAGGTTTTCTCTTCTTTTAGTAACACTTGGTTTTTCAAATTCCCGCAATTCAGTTAATCTAGTTAACGTGTTATTTTGTTTTAATTTTTGTTTCCAAGTTTTTAATGCATGTCCAATATCATTGCCAACTACATTGATAGCAAAACCATTGCCAGGTACAATTGATTGATGTTCTTTTTGTTTTTTACTCATATAACTGTTTTATAAATTTTTATTGATTTGTTTTTTTGTTGTATCTAATATTTTAAATCTAAAATGTTTTATTTCAGGTTTCGAAGAAATAAACCCTTGTATTTGCTGTGATTCTTTTGCTGGATCATCTCCTATTCTAAAATGAAAATATCCAAATTTTCCATCTCGCGATCTTTTATAGTTAATTATATATATTTTCTTTTTAGTAGCAAAATTACGAATTTCATTAGCTACATTATCTGCCATTGCGGGATCATACAACATGTATTGAACTCCTCCGCGATAATCAGTCATGTTGTTAATAAGTTGAGCTTCTTCGAGATCAGCTTCAGTTAGACCAGCATCTTTCATTGCAGCTCCTAAATCTTTTACAGCGGCTGTAGTTGATTTAATTTGTTCAATATCTTCTGGTTTTGGTATTTTTGAATTAGTCTGTTCATTTAATCCAAAAAAGTCTTTATATAAATTGTTAAACTTGCCCATTTTTATTTCCTATATAATATAAAAATATTTTAACTTAAATCAAAATTAATCTACGCTATAATATTTTTTAAGTCCTTCGCCTATATCATCCATTGCAGCCTGACATCGTCTTTCATGAATCATGATTTCGTTTGCCGATTTACGAAAATCTTTAAGTGCAGATTCAATCATTTTTAAACGTCTACCTTCTGCTACTTTATCCAACATATCATCATCAGATTCACTTATCATTCTAGATGCAGTTTCAACCATACGAGATATTCGTTCTACAATTTCGTCTAGATTTCGCGTTCCCGATACAGACTCAGCCATAGATGAAAATGATCGCAATGTTTCAGCAAATTGTTTCTTATCATCCATTGTTAATGGTACTGATTCATTTCCAAAAACCGTACGTTTTTCAGTTTCATTTAAAAATGATTTAATTGTTTTTAAATTTTTTCCTAACATTGTTATATCCTGCATTTTCCATCTTCACAAAGAATGGATGTAATTATTTCATTTGTTCTATGATACTTAGTATTTATATTTGGTGATTTTGAAACCGATTCATGAATAGATTTTGGGTTCATAAAAGCTCCCTGTGTTGATGGGTTTGACACAAAATCCCAACATACCAATTCAAAATCTTCTTGTACTTCGACAGCTCCTTCGCGATATAATTCTTTAACGCTTCCTAGTCCGCGCGACGAGATTCCTAATGTAATGCCAGCTTTAAATAGTTCTTTAAGAATTTTACCAGATGGTGTATCAAGTACTAGTACATCACCTTTTAAATCATCACCTTCCCACCAAATTTTTAACACATTGTGTGATACATTGTTAAGATTAACAACTGCTGAATCTGGGTGATCTAATTCGCCTAGTGCTCTATTTTGCTGTATAAATTCTTTATTATATTTTTGGCATTCTCGCTGTAAAATGTGTTTTGGATATATTCGACCGTTTTGATTTTTTGCTCCTGCTCGTTGTAATACCCCTTGCACAACGTATCCACCAGGCACTCCATACTTGGATCCATTTGACTCAGTTAAATTCGTTAATGGTTTAAACGGTATATAATCCTGTATAAGTTGTGGTGTCATACTATTCTCCTAATGATCTTACTCGTTCTGATAATTTAATTAATGTTTCTGAAATTTTATTCAGTGCCCGTTCGGTTGCAGGACCATATCCCGTTCTTGTTACCCCAGATTCTGTTTTTAATCTAGCAGTATGTTTAACAAGGTCTTCAACTTCTCGTAATTTTTTAGCAACACTTCGTATTGTTTCTTTTACTTTGGTATCTGGTGATTTTTTTGGATCACTAGTAGCAAACGATCTATATCCTTCAATAAGTTTAGAATACCGATGATCTAATGCTTCTTGTATTTTTCGATATCCAATTGCTTCAATAGTATCATCGTCAGCTTTACCAAACGCGTTTTTTGTCATATACGCACCAGCTGCACCTGATGTAGACGCTTCGTCTAAATCATAAATTCCCATTCGTTCTAATTCTACGCGATCAAAATCTTTTATGAGCTGATTTCTAAAATCTTTTATTGATATAATCCATTCTACAACTACGTCAACTGCGCCGGAGTTATCTTGAAAAAATTCTTCAAATCCCTGATATCCCAATGATCCGATAATAGTCTCTAGCGGAGAAGAAGAATAATAGCCTTCTTTAATTTCCGTTACATCAACTCCAGGTTCATACCATATACCATCGCCGTCGTTATCTTGCCAACGCTTAGGGGACATTTTTGAATCTATAGACCGATTTGCACTGACTTTTTTAGTATCTCGCGATGTTTCTGTCAACCCAGCTTCGTAGTTTTCAAACTTTTTTTCTATTTCTTTTAAAAATGATTTCATTATCGATGTACCCGTATTAATTCGTCTACTAATTCAAAATATCGTAATATTGACAAAATATGTGATTCTTTTATTGTTTTTATATTTTCAACACTACATAACAATTCAGATAATTTTTGTACTTTAATTTGGGTTACTTGATCTGTAATTTTATTTGCATGTTCTGATAATTGTTTTTTGATTGTCGGAATTTCCTTTTTAATATATTCCCGCAATGATTCTGTATCATTAATGTGAGTAATATATTGATTTAACAATCTTTTCTGTGATTCAGATAAATTAGAATATTTTTGATTGAATTTATCTATTACCAATTTGTATATTAACAGTCGATCCGATTTATCTTGTTTTTTAAATTCATCGATAACTGAATCGGTTTTAGTTGAGATATTTTCGGTTAATAAGGTGTGATTTAATACCACAGTTTTATATTCATTTAATTTTTTAATATTATTTGAATCTTGATATTCAAATAACATGTAAATTGAAGCTAGAACTTTATAATTATTAATATGTCCACGTGATAATGAATCAAACTTAAAATTTTCAGAAATTTCTTTTACGAGATTATATTTTTGTCTGCGTAATAACGATTGATTGAGTTTTTTATACGCACCTTGAGCAGTATTTAAAAAATCCAATGCTCGGGCTTCTGATTTAAAATGCTCTTTAACAATTGAATTATATAAATGTAATTCTTTTGCTAGTTCAGTGTTGTTTCCAAAATATTTTTTGATAATATCAATTGCAATTGATTTATCAGACGACAATGTTTCAGAAGTAAGTTTACGAACTAGTAGTTCAAAAAGAACCCCGGTGTTTTTATACTTTGAATGTTTTATTTTTTTCATCGGTTTAGACAGTACTTATTTTATTATATATATAAATATAATTTAATTTATAAAATATTGTTTTCATCAAGCATCGTGCCATTATCTGCATCAGATTGTTTATCTTCATATAATAATTTTGTCGATGTTTTTTTATTAATTGTTTTCAAAATATCAGTTGATTCAGTTTTAGACCAGCTACCAGTTCTTCTAGTTGCATTTGGATTTGGCTGAAATGCGGTTTTTTGATTTTCCGGATCAAAGGATTGTTTAATTTGTTTAATTCCTAATGGATCCCAACCAAATGCATTTCGATGTTGCCCAGACTTAATTCCTTCAGGTGGCCGTCCTCCCTTATTATCAGAATCTGAACTCATATGAAGCGTTGCCATGTCGTGTGGAGTTCCATATGATATACCCGTTATAGTAGGATCATTTCCCTCTTGTTCAATTTGATTTTGTCGGAATCTCAATTTAAGATCTTCAATAACTTGGATTCTTTCAGATAACCACTGTTCCTCGGTCATATTAAATATGTATTCATATATATATTTATCAGATACGAGTTTGCTATCTTTCATTGTATTAGCTAACTGTATTTTCTCATTCATCAATGCAATCTTTTGTTGATCGTAAATTATCGATGGTGAGGTCAAAGAAAGGTCAAAACTAATTAAATCTTTTCCTTCAAATCCTTGTGCGTATAAATGTACAATTGCAATCTTAGTTAATTCAGAAACTACAATTTTTTGAATTCTTTCAATTGTTCTAGCAAAACGAATATCCATTGCAGCCAAGGTAGACTTTCCTTCAACCCCTTCATCATAACCTAAAAATGGCTTAGGTATTTTAAGAGCAGCCATCATTTTGTTTTTAACATACTCGATATCATCAATTCCAGTAAATGTCATTCCCGGCAATGTGTCAATCTGAGTAGAAGAATTTCCGCTGCGGACCGGCAAATAAAAATCTTCTAACATGTTATTCAAATTGAATTTAAGATTGTAATTACCTGTTTGTGGATCTACATGTGGAACTTTTTTCATTTTATTGATAACTTGCTCCATGAATGAATCTACCTCATTCGGAGGAATGTTCCCAATATCAATTTTAAATATTCGTTTTTCTGGAGCTCGCATTATACGATGAATAAGCATTGCATCTTCTAACAGTGTTAATTTCTGAAATTCATGGCGTGCTCCTTCTAACATCGATCGACCGTACGGTAAGAAATTTGAATCAGATAATAATCTAAAATGTGCTATTTCAAAAACATCGTACTTTTGTTGTGCAGATGAAATATGACGGAATGTAATATCATATTCGCCAGTCGACTCATCATATTCTTCCCATCTTTCAATTTCATAACTTGAAAATGGTCTAGCATTTAATATTCCAACCTCATCTGCAATATCTAATTTTAAAAAGAAATCGCCATACTTACACATATTACGAATCCAAGCCCATAAATTAAAATCAACATTTAAAACATCATAAAATAAATTTTGTAGAATTTTCTGTATTACAGCATCCTCAGTTTTAATTGTAATAACATCGCCAAATTGATTATTTAAAGTCGATTCATCAGCATAGATATCTAACGCAGAATGTAATATCGGATCTTTATCCATCATTTCATAATCAGTATATAACTGCATACGATTCTGATGCATATAATAATTAGAATCATACCCACCCATTCCACCTACCCGGTGCTTATTACTACCATGCAATCTGGTATATCGATCTGCCACTTTACTTTGTGTCAAATTGCCTACACTCTGAAGCCGATTCGTATCAACTACTCGTAATTTGTCTTTACCATATGCCCTAACAATGACATTGGTACTAAATAAATTTGTTAATCGTTTTCTTAATGAAGCCATACGCGTATGTTATATTATAATTTTATACATAAATAAATATAACTTTATAAATATCTATGCGGTTAAATTAACCAGGTAAGATCCTCTTGGCCGTTGCCTGGATTCCAATTCCATCCGGCGTCATGTTTTCTTTGGTTATTCGTATATATAACTGAATCTGTTTTCTTAAACTGCGATAATGCTCGTTTATTTAATTCAATTCCTTGTTGACGAAGTTTGAGCGAGGTATCTCGGAGCCACAATCCAATACAAAATGCCATGGTAAGGTCATCATTGTATCCAGTTTGTGCCTGAGCTTTACCATTTAACCAAATAAATACATATAATTCTTGTATAAGGCGTTTACTTCGTATAATAGGAGTTCCTTCTCGCATATACATTTCTAATGCAGAAATCATTAGTGGTCTAGTTCTAGATGTAGTAGAAACACCCGGTACCATTTGTGACTTATCTTTAGTATCGTACCCTTTTCTTAATTGTATTTCTAAATCTACATATCCATCGTCTTTATATGTATAGAATAAATTTTCATACCCTTTATCTAACAATGGTTGTATTGCAGCCCATCCAATATTTGCATTTTCGATTGCTAGCAAGGCAGTATTCCATTCAGTAGCTACACTATATAGCATGTTACCAAAATCATTGGGAGGCAATTTACCTTTATATTCTGCTACTTGTTTTATATCTTGAATATCAATTACATGAAAAGATGAATAATCGGCGCCATCGCCTCGAGCGACATCCGCTACTACTAGATAATTTTTGGAGTAGTCTGGATATTCCCAAATCCAATAACCTTGATCAAATCCTCGTTTTTCAATTGGATCTGCACAATTTTCCTCATACCGTTGAAGTATCGGGCCATCAATTACTGTGTGCCCTGAGCTAATAAAATCACAATCACATTCTTGGGCAGCTCCCTTTTCTCCTAATAATTGTGTTTGTTCATCTCGCCACTTTTGACCGCGTTCTGGGTGAACTGTCCAATGCAATTTTATATTATGCCATTGCGTATTTGGGTTAGTTTCACTGTCGACCCATGTTTGATGAAACCAGTTACCAATACCGTTTGGAGTAGATAATACAATTGCACCACCACCGGTTGATAACGTTGCCTGCGACGCGATCCAAATTTCTTCAATATTTCTAATAAATGCAGCTTCATCCACAATCAATAATGATAGTGCCTCCGAACGAGCTCCAGTATTTGAAGATGATATTGCTTTTATTTGAGAACCATTTTTAAATTTTAATGAAAGTTTATTATCTGCATCAATCGTTCCTTTTAACCAAGACGGTAAATTGTCATGCATTATCCGAACTTTAGTTACTAGGTTTTTTGCTACTTCTTGGGTAGTAGCAATTACTAATACATTGAATGAATCAGTAAACAACATGCTCCATAATGCATAACCAGCCGATAAAGTAGAAATACCTAATTGTCTAGATTTTAGTATTACATTATATCGGTTATCTTTTAACTCAGTTAATGAATGTTCCTGGAAGTCGTATAAATTAAATTTAATTTTTCCTCGTTTAGGATGTTGAATATAACAATAATTCCGCATAAAGAATACCGGATCCTGCGAGCAGCGAATCCATTGATCGCGAATTATTGTTTTTAAATTTTTGTTTTCCATGCTATAACTTAATTAATTAATAACACGACTAATCTGCCGGTTAGTATTGTAGTACCAATGCCACCAATAAACCATATTGCAGGATGTTCATACCATTTCGATGAAATTATTTGTTCTCGCTGTATATATAAATCAATGTTATCATTTAATAATTCAATTTGCATATTTTGTAGTTGCAATTCTACTGAATCTAATAGTATTATACGTTCTAAATATAGAATTAGTGAATCTTGTTCTTCAATGATTTTATCGTTAATATCGGAAATATAAAATAACGAATCCAATGTTTCAGAAATATCATGTATTTCTTGTGGTGTAAAACATGTGTCTGGAATTTGACTATATCCAAATAAAGGAAATAATAATATTAATATATATATTTTCATTTTTTTTTAGTTTTAGATATAATATTTTGTTTTGCTTGGCTAGTAGTTTCTCGCACTGTCGGAGTAATTGTTTTTTTCTCTGTTTTAAGATTATTAACTTTCTCTTTTGTATCTGCAACTTTCTCAGTTACCGCTATTTTTTCTTTTCGAACTAAATCCGTTTCGTGTTTAACAGCTTCGATTTTTTTATTATTATTTTTTATTTGGGTATCTAGTTTTTCTATTTTTTTATTTTTATTTTTAGATACTATAAAGATAGCAATTAATGCTGCAAATATTGTTCCTAACGCGTATAATATATTTTTAATTGTTTTCATCTTGTTCGCCTATATTTGTATTAAAATTATTATTTAATTTTTTAAAAAAATCGTCTTTAAAAGAATCAAAACTTTTTTGTATCGTTTCTTCAAATTCTACTGGTGTCATTTTTGCAGATATGTTTTCTGTTAACCCATCGCTATTTGTTACAATCTTAGCTGCTTCAGTATATGCCTTTTTTAATACTTCTACTTCTTGCTCTGCCTGTGATATCCATGCTATTGCATTATTTTTAACTTTCTTTCGAGCATATTCGTCAAATTCGCCTGATATTTTTAACTCATGTTCATGAACAATAGTGCAGTCATAACACATACCATTAACTTTACGCATTTTTTCATCTAGATGTGATGGTTTAACACATGTACATGATTCTTTTTGACAATTAGGAAATGTTCTAAGATATTCCCTTACTTGTTGAAGTGCATCAGAATTTTTTGATTTTCGTATACGAAATCCATCCTTTTGTTCTATAATAGTAACAACCCCGGTTATCGTATCTACTTCTTCCCAAATATCACCAACGTTATGAGTTTCTGATTTTTTAGCTGCAGATTTTGCATCAGAAAATCCAATAGTCTTTTTTGTCTGAAACTTATGTGTGCCGTCAATCATTTGTTGTACGGCTTTAATGTTTTGTAACTTGTTCTTTTTTGACATTTTTATATAACTTATTTTTAGTTTAGTATACGATATTGGTTATGCTAGGCGAGTCAGCGGGTTATGCATGTTTAGACGATTGTTCTTTAATTTGATTGCTACCCATTTTATTTTTAGCAACAACAGCGTAATTTTGTAACATTTTATATATAGACATTTTTTTATCTGCATCAGCATCACGTAATGCCGATTCCAATGTTTTTATTACAGCCGTAATCATATCAATACCAGGTCCTTTTTGTTTTAAATATTTAATAAACAATGTTTCTGGGGTAACTGGCTCTACTGGGTCTTTATCAATTTCTGGCGTTTCTATGTCGACACCGGCTTCGTCTGCAGGAACAGCTGGTGCTGCCGGAGCTGGTGTTGGTTCCGCGGTGTTAGCCAATGCTTTTTGATCTGCTGCTTGTTCTCGAATCATTAACGCAATTTTTCTTCTGATATATTCTCGAACCAATCGCTCTTTATTTTCTTCTGATAGCCGACTTAATTTTTCTTGTAAATCAGTGCCAACGACTACACCATGGTCGATATTTTTTAATTTTTCTAAATATTCTTCAGTATCTTGTTTTTGATTTTTATCAAAATACTTTGCAGCATATTTAGGATCATAATCACCGGCTTCTAAGTTTTTATATGTCCTGTCTTTATCAGTCATATTAGGTACCATGTTTTCAACGTCATCGATTATTTTTTTATCATCTTTTCTTGATACCATTGTTTGTTTTTTACCAGTCGAGTTTGGTACCATGGTACCATTTTTATCTTCCTCAACATAATCTTTAATATCTTTACGTGGTTTTGGTTTAGTTGATTTTTCTAAATCTTTTGGATTTTTGTATTTAGATTTGTGTGTTGTTGACATTTTGTTTTCCATTTTATTTAATATAAATATTGATATCTATATTTTAATACAGTTTTTTATAATTATCGTTGATATCTTACCATTCCCAATATCTGATTAATCGGGGCAAATGATCCGGTTAATTTATATGTATTACCTTTGTATACAAATACAATTCCTTCCAGAGGTACAATTGTGCCAAATCCACCAAGTTGTTGTATACGACCTAATTGTCTTTCTAATGCACTTAATTGCGATGCGTCATCAGTTTGTTTAAGAATACGAATTGTATTGGCTAACTCTTTTCGAATATCCTGAACTGTGTTATTAGGATTAAGTGCTAAAAACTCAGATGCATTTTTTAAAACAGTTGCACCTAATTTTAAGAATATAGTTTCAAATGGCTGTATATTTTGTTTTTGATATTGTTTAAAATCTTTTTTATCAAATTCAGTTACCCAGTTTGCAAATTCCGTATTATCTATATCTTTAACAAGATTATTTATTCTTGTAGATTTATTTTCAAATGCCCATCGGTTTACTAATGTGTTTAATACTAAATCTGGAATACTATAATTTAATTGATCTGCTTTTGTTTTAATAACATCTGCCCACCATGCTTTATGATATTCAGAAACCAAATCAGTTTCTTTTAATCCGTATTTGTTTTTCAACTGATCTACTTCTTTATATAAAGCATCTTGATAATCTTCAAAATCATCAATACGCCCGATCTTTAATTTTTGCGGAGGTATAATCTTAAATGTATTTTGTAGATGAGCATTTGCATCTTGAATTGCCCGTTGTAGTGTAGCACCGCCTGGCATATCTGTCATTACAATATCGCCGTTGTCATCAAACTCAGTTAAATTATGAAACTGCAGATACGCATCTTCATATGCAATTATATTTTTTGTTTGCGGATATATAATTTCCATGTTTGCAAATACACGACCATTTTTAAATATATCATCTAATCGCTCCGAGTTTAATTTTGATAACGCCGCATTTAAATCATTTCCAGCTTCTCCAAATGCATCTGATAATGCTCCCCGGCCGCCGAATTTTTCCTGAAGTTCAGTGACAGATAATGGATTGATTCGTTCTCCCTTATTTCTTGCAAACCCTACTTGTCCATCTTTATATGTAACAAATATATTTTGACCATCCGTTTTCTCAGTAACTGCTTGTTCAATATCTAGGCGACCACTTAATGATCTAGCAATTATTTCTTTCATGTCATTGAAAGTTAAACCATGTGTATCATACGGATGATTCATATGCCCGCCTAACCCGCCTTCGGTAAGAAGAGATGAATTTGATTTTTTTGATTCAATCGTATAAATTTTATCTTCGGGGTTATTTGATTGCCATCGTTTGCGCTGTGCTTTAATTGTTCTTGGTATCAATTGAATTTGTCCTAATG